TTAATTATGTGATTTCCAATTTACTCTCATTACAATTCCTACAATCCAATAAATTCCACCAGAACAAGCACCCAATATTAAAATCCAAAACCAACTTAAATACCATGGCATTTTCCGTTTTATATACGGTGTACCTGAACTCGCCGCTGAGGATGCAGAGGAAGATGCAGAATTATTAATGATGATGTCTCTGTTGTTAGAAGCCAACTGCTCTACTTGTTTTCCACACTTAGGACATACTACACAGTCGTCGTCAATAAGTTCTCCGCAGCGCTTACAATATTTTTTCTTTTCATTCATGATAAACACCCTCCTGATATGTTTTCACCACGCTTCGCACTTTTTATGCGGATTATGTGTTTTGTACCGCTGATTTTGCAATGTTACGTAAAGTACGGTTATTCGTGGTATTTTTATTTTATCATTTTAAGAGCATATTGTAAAGATTTAGAACGAAATAGAGTGATTTAGATGAAAAAGAAATGTTTTAAGTGCTTTGTACTTCTCTTGCTGATCTATAAGGTATTTAGTCTTGTACATACCCCACAAAAGATAATTTCCAATAATAATCAGAAAGATATGCAGATAGTTCATTCGTATATGGTATATCAGGAGCATTCTGTCCAGAAGTGTCCGCATACAGACGATAGTAGTGGAAAAGTTTGCGATCTCGCATTTTTCCTCTGCAAAAGCATAATTTTCTTTGAGATTGTAAAGTTTATGTATGAAATAACGAAAGTTCATGTATATCATTGGCAGTTGCCAAGAATCGGAATAGGTGGTATAATAGCAAAAACGAACTAATGTTCGGCTCTATTTCCCACAAGCCGGGCATATACTATAATGTAGGTGGTAGTTGTAACAGGGAGGGTTGCTTATGGATTATAAGAAGGAAATTATTGAACTAATAGAAAATATACATAGCGAAAAATTTATGAAATTTTTATACAGCATGATTATTTCGTTCAAAAAACAATGGGGGTATTAAGAAAGCAGGGAATTAATCCCTGCCTTTTTTATGGAGAAATTCAATCATGTCGAAAACGCTTTTCTTATCAGATTCGCTTAATTCAATCAGCAACTTAACATGTTCAACGATGTTTGGATTCGACATCATCTTTGGAATAAAATCCGTGTCTGTTTCCAAATTCTCTTCCCATCCCATTAGATAAGCGGGCGTTGTGCTAAGTGCTTTCGCTAACTTATCTATGTATTCAGCAGGAACTTTATCAATATCACCCTTTTCATATCTAAATATAGTTGATCTTGAAACTCCCAATTTCTCAGCTAACTCATCAGCACTCATATTAAGTTGTTTTCTTCTTTTTTTCATTTGTTCACCAGTTTCCGACATTTTCCACACCTCCTTTCCTTGAAATTATAATACCACAAGTGATGCAAATATGCAACAAAAATAATTGCAAAAATGCGATTTTTAGTATTGACAAATGCGACTGCAAGAGGTAATATATAATCACAAAGTCGCAATAATGCTACTGGAAAGGAGGTAAAACTTGTGATTGTAAATATAGCAAGACTTAAAGGTAAAATTGTTGAGCATGGAAATACGCAAGAAGCTGTTGCAAGCGCAATTGGTATGGACAGAAGTACTTTTTACCGCAAGCTGAAAGACGGCGGCGAGAAGTTTACAATCGGTGAAATTCACGGAATTGTAAGCGCAGTTCCTTTAAGCAGGGACGAAGCAATAGACATTTTTTTTACACAGCAGTCGCAATAATGCTACTGAAAAGGAGAATAAATGGACGCATTACAATTTAATAAAGCCGTCAGTCAACACTGCAAAGAATCTGGTGGAGACTGTTGCAAATGTGACCTTCGGCTTTACTGTTATCTATCGCCAAGTGAGCGACCAGATGAGTTAGTGAGTCTGGTTATTGATTTTTTGCATAACCACATTGAAAACCATGATCATTATACCCATCACAGTGCGGCTTCATTTCCGTGTATTGATGATATGGACATGAGCACCGCAGTAGGTGGCGACTGTTACCAGAAACCTCATACTCTTCATAAACAGTCACATGTTTGTGAATCTTGTGGCAATGATACATCCGTGTAATTGTTTCAACCATATAATTCCCCTTTCGTTATACTCAGCATGTCGGTGCCTGTAAATGCATTATAGGTAGAGGGGAAAGGAAATACAATAGGTTGATGGGAAGACGAAAGATTTTTCTAAAAAAAATAAGAAAGGAGTATGAAATGAGCGAGGTTGATACTTACATCAAAGAAAATGCAGAAGTCCATCAGTTCGCTGCAGAGGTTGCGAGAATCATATCAGGCATTCCACAGATGCCAGAGTTCTCGTCAGAGAATATGACTGTAGCCGACGCGAGTCAACTGATCGGACTTCCTATTACAGCAATCCGGGCAGGGATTGTGTATGGATGGTTGCCGATTGGCGTGGCTGTGCAGAATAACAAGCCAGCAAAAAGCCTTTCCGGTGGACGAATCACATACATCATAAGCCCTAGGAAAGTCTATGAAGTAACTGGTCATGTCTGGAAAGGCAAAGAGGCTCTCAATAAGTGAGTGCCCCGGAGGGAGCTGAAACCTCCACCCCGGAGCTTTGCACCACTAAAATGCCTTAGTGGATAGATACATTATAGTTCTCTATCTGCTAATTGTAAAGACAAATAAGAAAAAATAAGGAGAAATTAGCTAGATATGAGTGAAATTAAAAACGAAAGCCAGCTTACATGGGCTGACATCGAAGTAGCACTTGCGACTGAAATTGTCGAAGAAAGCAAGAAAAAGTCAAAAAGATGGTTCACGGCATGGATTGTGACAGCCGCCGCACTGGTGGCGAGCAACCTTGTGTGGATTGCAGGAGAAATGAAATGAAAGAATATATGCTAATTGCTGTTTGTATGCTTGCCGGGAAATATGTGGATGTACCTATCTGGCTAAACATCTTTTTCGGTATCTCGGCAGCATGGGCAGTGCGCCAGATGGAAGCAGACTGGCAGTAGGAAATAAGGAGGATAAGAAGATGTTCGAGAAAGAGATTGATGAAATTTACGAACTCTGTAAAAGAGTTGTGAACGAAGTTCCGGCAGTAAGTGTCGAATTCAGTTATTCAATTTATGGCATGAGAGTATGTGGGCTTAAAAGAAAAGAAGATGCTTGCCTTCCAAAAGACGTGTTCAAGTGGGATTTGTACCAAAACGTATCTTTTAACCCATTTTATGAGAAAGAAAGTCGCGAAAGCCTCAAAGTAATCAAAGCATTCTTACTGGAACTTCTGATAGATGGGAAGTGTCCAAATGAGTAAACAGATAGCAATTATGAAACTTCTTCCCAGTCTGGAGATAGCAGGATGTATTAATGAACTACTCAGAGAACTTCAGTCCAGAGGGGATTACGTTCTGGATTATGAGAACTGTGACATGTCTCTGGATCATGTGGAATACCACAAAGCCGAAGATATCGGTGGAGAGAAGTTCGGAGATGTATCAGATAACCTGTATTGCTTTTTCAAGGCGGTGTGAACATGGACGAGAGGATTAATGAGGTCCTGAGACTGATTGATATACAGCTTGCCACAGTCCCAGATAACCCCATTGAAGAATCATACAAGGCAAGAACATTGGCGAGCTACGTACAGGCTCTAAATGGGATTTTAACGGCTCAGAAATCATATAAGGAGGAAAGTATCAGTGAGTGAATTTGAAATCCGTATTCCGGCAAGAAAGAAACAGCCAGCAACTGATAAGGACAACCCGGTCGTGAAAGTTTCGCCAGAAGCATACAACGCACTGGTTGAAATCTATAACGAATCAACCATTTCTATGAAGGATATCGCGAGTTTGCTGATTGTTGAGGGCAGCAAGCATGTGGTTTATGACAAGGAGGAATAGTAATGGCAACACCCGTATTAATTATTGGAAAATCTGGTTCTGGCAAGAGCACCAGTCTTAGAAACTGCCAGAATGAACATTGGAATCTTATTAGAGTATTGAATAAACCGCTTCCGTTTAAAGGAAAGATTGACGGATGGTTTACAGATGATTACCAACAGGTAATGAAGTGTCTGATCGCATCAAAAGCGGAGTCAATTGTGATTGATGATGCAGGATATCTTATTACGAATCATTTCATGAAGGGACACGCTTCTGCCGGAAAAGGCAATGCAGTGTTCGCTCTGTACAATGATATTGGAGACTATTTCTGGAATCTTATCCAGTTCATTGTAACAAAAGTACCGCAGAATAAAATTGTTTACCTTATGATGCATGAGGAAAAAGATGACTCCGGGGAAGTAAAGCCTAAGACAATTGGTAAGCTTCTGGACGAAAAAGTTTGCATCGAGGGCATGTTTACCATCGTTCTTCGATGCATCGAAGAGAGTGGAAAGCACTTATTTGTCACTCAGTCCAGTCAGGGAGCGGTAAGTAAGTCCCCGATCGGGATGTTTGACAGTTTAACTATTGATAACGACCTTGCAGAAGTTGACAAGGTTATCAGAGATTATTATGAATTAGGAGGAACAGACAATGCAGAAACCAAATAATTACGATACTACACAGGCAGCAGGAGAATTTGAACCAATTAAGCTTGGTGGTCATAAGATGGTAATTAAGCAGATATCAGAGAAAAAAACACAGGGTGGACTCGATATGCTCGTTATCTTGTTTGATTTCGCAGAAGGAGACGAACAGGCCGGCTATTTCATGAAACAGTTTGAGAACGATATCCGTCCAGACAAGAAATATCCGAATGCAGGTACTAATTACATGGTTATTGATGAGGGTGTAGATTATGGTGTCCGTAACCTTAAAACATTTATCACATGCGTAGAAAAATCAAATCCGGGATTTGCCGTTAAGTGGGGCGATAACTTCGGGCAGCAGTTTAAAGGAAAGCTGATCGGTGGAATCTTCCGTCTTGAAAAAGACTGGTACGATAACAAAGAAGTAAAACGTCACAAGCTTGCATGGTTCCGAAGTATTGAGGGAATTAAGGATGCAGATATCCCAGAAGAGCGTACCACAAAAGCCTATGACGATCATCTGAAAAAAGAAGCTATCATGGGAGCAAATCCGTCAGGTACGGACTTTATGAGTATTCCAGACAGCGTGGCAGATGATGTCCTTCCGTTCAATTAAAAGGATGTGTTTTTAATGGTTATACAAGCAGACACAAGAGAACACAAAAAGGAATGGGAACGGATTCAAAAACAGTTTGATGACCTTGGAGTGCAGTATTTCAGATCAAAGTTATATTGTGGAGATTATCAGTCGCTTGACAACGCAAAGCTCTGTATTGACCGTAAGAAGGATTTACAAGAGCTTTGTGGAAATGTCTGTCAACAACATGAAAGATTCAAGGCAGAACTTATCAGGGCACGTGAAGCCGGTATTCAGCTGATTATCCTATGTGAGCATGGACCAGATATTAAATCAGTTGGCGATGTGTATTTTTGGGAGAACCCAAGGAAACACAAAGTTATCTGGAGGACGATAAACGGCAAAAAAGTAAAGACTGTAATCTCTGACAAGGCTGTTGATGGCTGCCAGTTGTATAAATCTCTCTGCACAATCAGAGATAGATACGGAGTCCGATTTGAATTCTGCACGAAAGAAGAAACTGGGCGGCGGATCGTGGAGCTGCTGTCATGACTAAGGGAGAAATCAAACAGTCAGTAAAAATGCCAGAAATTCTCTCCAGGTACGGGCTAAGGCCGAATAGAGCAGGATTTATATGTTGCCCTTTTCACAAGGAAAAGTCAGCGTCCTGCAAAATCTACGATGATTCCTTTTACTGTTTCGGCTGTGGAACTGGCGGTGATGTGTTTGATTTTGTGATGCAATACGAATCCGTCCCTTTTAGTACGGCGTTTATTGAGCTGGGTGGCACTTATATATCAAAAAAAGGTAAAAGCCGCAACCAGATCAGACATGAAATGCGAGATATTAAATCAAAAAAACACAACCCTGTTCAGGATCCTAATGAGATTGAGCAGGTAGAAAAGAACATACTTATGTACGAAACAGCACTAAAAACGTTCCCTCCTGATTCAGAAGAGTGGTATATGTGCCAGTTTAATCTTGAGAAAGAAAAAAGCAGATACGAAATGTTATCAGCTAAGTCAGGAGGTGAGAAAAATTCTTGAAAATATTGAAAACTTACAGGCACAAGACTTTATGGAAAAGCAGTTGTATGAAGAGCTTTTTTCAGTAAAAAGTAAAATTGACCGCTCAGAAATCAAGTTTAAGCTGATGGACCGGGCAAAAAGTGTGAAAGCGAAGCATATAGCAGAAGAGTTCATAAAGGAATTCCAGAAAGCAGAACAGGAAAAGGAAAAAGAAGAAAAAGTAAATCGTTCTATGCAGTTAGTTGAAAACATCACAAACTTTTATCCTGATTCTGTTGATAAGGAATATCCTAACATGGCTTGTGGTAGCTGGATAGCTACAGAGAACGGAATATTTTCCTCTGAAACATCTAAGGCAAGAGAACTTGTATGTCACCACCCGATCATGCCGATACGTCGTCTAAAAAACATCGAGACAGGAGAGGAACAGATCACGGTGGCTTTTAAAAGGGATGGATATTGGACAGAAATAACTGTTCCAAAAATTGACATTGTGACTTCCAGGGCAATAACTAATCTTGCAAGGTTCGGGGTGCAGGTCAACTCAGAGAATGCAAGGCTTCTCGTAAAGTATCTGGCGGATGTTGAAATGTACAATGCCGATATGATCGACATACAGCACTCTACAAGCAAACTGGGGTGGCATGGTAATACATTTGTCCCTTACGACCTTTCAATCGTTTTTGACGGTGAATACCGCTTTAAAACGCTATTCCAAAGTATACAGGAAAGTGGAGACTACTTCAAGTGGGTGACTCTGGCTAAGCAGCTACGATCATGCGGACGATTGGAACCGCGAATAGCACTGGCAGCATCTTTTGCGAGTGTTCTTATACAGCCGCTTGATGCGCTACCGTTCATCGTAGATTTCTATGGGCAGACAGGAGGCGGAAAGACGGTAACAATCAATATAGCGGCATCGGTTTGGGGGAATCCGGCACCGGGAGCCTACGTTGGGAATTTTCGTTCAACAGATACATCATTGGAGACAAGGGCAGATATGCTCAATAACTTTCCGATGATTCTGGACGACTCGAAGAATGCTTCTCAGTATATCCGGGATAACTATGAAACATTGATTTACAATCTCTGTTCTGGCAAAGGAAAAGCACGTTCAAATAAGGACCTCGGAGCAGCTAAGGAAAATACATGGAGTAATGTGACTATTTGCAACGGTGAGAACCCTATTTCGGAATTTGCAGATTCCGGCGGAGCTATCAACAGAATTATTGAAATTGAATGTTGTGAGGATATTTACGAGAATCCAGCAGAGATTAACGGCATTGTCGTGAAGAACTACGGCTTTGCTGGAAGAGTGTTCGTTGGAAATCTCAAACAGTTCACATCGGATGATCTGAAAGAAATGAAAGCCGAAATTGAGAAAGGTTTTGACGGATATGACTTTCCAGCAAAGCAGGTAATGGCAATATCTACACTTCTGCTGGCTGACAAATTAGCTACAGATTTCATATTTAAGGATGGACGTGAGCTGACGGTCGAGGACGTTGTAGACATACCTACACGCAAGAAAGATGTATCAGAAGGTCAGAGATGCTATGAATTCATTCTTGAAAGTCTCTCAGTGTACGGACAGCACTTTGATGCGCAATTTAGCTGTGATCAGTGGGGATTCAAGGAAACGCCAGATGAATATGGAGATGTATATGTATATTTTTATCCGAAACCTCTTGAAAACCTTTTGAAGAACAATGGATTCTCCAGAAAAGCCTTTTCGGCCTGGGCGATTAATCGAGAGTTAATCAAGCACACAGGAAAAAGAGATACGGTACTAAAAAGAGACGGTGGAAGTGTAATGAGGCTTATTGCGGTAAAGATTGTTGATATAAAAAGTCTTGAAAACGAGCAAGAAAATGAGGTTATTGAAACTGGTTTTCTGCCAGCTGATGCCGAAACAAATGTTCCGTTTTCGTAATTTGTAACCATGTAACCGTTGTAACACGAAAAAAAACATCCTATAGGAGAAAGTTTGAGAGTGTATAAAAAACATATACTCTAGTGATTCTCCTATATAAAAACCTTGGTTACATTGGTTACACGGTTACACACCTCTGAAGCCCACATAAAATAAGGGTTTGTGGCGTAACCAGTGGATTAAAAAAGCCGGTTACACACGGGTTACAAAATTAAAAAGTATATGCAATTAGATTTATTATAACAAAATTAACTGAATATTGCAAAAATATTCAGTTAACATAATTATTACAAGGAGTGGTTACAAAATGAAAAAAGACGATCTCAATAAAAAGCAAAGATATGCATTAGATACAATGCTGTCTGGCAGTAATGTTTTTCTGACAGGTGACGCAGGAACAGGCAAGACAACGGTTATCCAAACGTTCATCGATGAGGCGGAAAAAGCTGGTAAAAATATTCTGGTATCCGCCACTACTGGAATTGCAGCGGATAATATCGGATATGGGGCAACTACCGTACACCGAGCATTGAATATTTCAATTAAATTTGAGGACTATAAGAAAAAGGTGAAATCCAGAGCTGAACTTCTGAAAGAAGCAGATGTTCTTATCATTGATGAAATCAGCATGTGCCGGTTCGATTTGTTCAATATGATTGCAAAGACGATCATCACGGAGAATGAAGAGAGAGCAGTTGACAGACTTCTGATCGGAGAGGACAAAGAAGACATTCAGTTAATCGTGATAGGTGATTTCTACCAGCTTCCGCCAGTTATTACGACAGACGATCGAAAAATTCTCTGTCGGATGTATGGATCTGATTATGGAAAGGGTGGAAAGTATGAACATGGATATGCTTTCATGTCTGAATACTGGAAAGAAATGGGATTTGAATATATCAAACTTGATGAGGTATGCAGGCAGAATGATGAGGGATTTAAGTATGTGCTGAATGATATTAAATATGGCAACAATATTAGAAAATCCATTGCATATCTGGAGAACAACGAATCAGACAAAGTTATACCGGAAGCGCCGTTCTTGGTTGGCACTAATGCAGAAGCTGACAGAATTAACAATACTTTCCTTGGCAAGTTGGATAAAAAGACCGAAAAAGTGTTTCATGCAGCAGTTGACGGCGAGCTAACATCTGCCGATATTAAGAACATTGCATTTGCCAGAGAGGACTTAATTCTTAACATCGGTGCAAAAGTGATGATTACAGTCAATGATTTGTCTGGAAACTACGTTAATGGAACGATTGGCATCATTCAGAAAATTGTGGAAAACGGAGAATTTGAAGAATCTTATCTGGTTATCAAAACTGATAAGGGCAAAACAGTTAGCTTATATAGATACAATAAAGACATTGAGAAACAGGTTATTGAGGAATCCGAACAAGAAAAGGATGGTCGGAAGATCGTGAAAGAGAAGATTGTCCGTAAGAAAGTAGGCTCTTTCTCTCAGTTCCCGGTAAAACTTGCCTGGGCAATCAGCATTCATAAATCACAGGGACAGACATTTGAAAAAATCAACATTGACCCTTGCTGTTGGGATCCTGGACAGTTCTATGTGGCTGTTTCCCGGGCTAAATCAGCTAACGGCATACATTTTATCAGACCGATAAAACAGAGCTATATAAAGGCGTTTAGCAAGGATAACGAGCGACTTCTTGAACAGAGTTTTGAGGTAGAAGAAGGTGCGTAAGTATGAGAGTGACGCATGAGCAGATACCGAACACCATAAAGTTTTTACAGATTGACTTTCCGGCACTGGTCCTCCAGACTGCCGGAATTGAGGCAAAAGATGAATACTGGCAGCAGGTAGTTGAACAGATCCATGTTGTATCTGAAAAATATAACAAAAATGGATTTGTAGATCACATGCTTGTTGCTTATTCGAATTATCTTTCCAAGATGTTTAATAAGGCAAAAGAATTGGAAAAGGAGAATCAAAATGCCGTACAACACAAAGAATAGATACGAACAGGGACAGGCTCTCAGGAAAGAAATTTATATGTATATTGTCAGTTATATCAAACTGGTTGGATATGCACCGTCAATTACAGAGATTTCTGAAAGGGTGGATGCCGGGAGAGCTACGGTCTGGAAACATATCAATAATCTGGTTGATGATGGTTTGCTCAAGACAAACCACCCCAGTACCGACAGGGCATATACTCCAGTTGGGTACGGAATAAGAAAGATAAATAAGGAGACAAGATGAAACTTTATGACATTGTTACAGCAGATGGTACATTCGTCGACAGTATGAGCAGAATAGAGATTTTGGAACGGTTCGGGATTTCTAAAGGCGTCTTTCAAAGATATCTGGATAATGGCGACCTGTTAGAAGGGAAATATCAGATAAATGATTATGACTGTGACATAAAAGCAAGGAAATGTAAGGATAGGGAATTATTCTTACAGTTTGATGTTCTGACTCAGAAGATAAAGAGGGCGGTTGGACGGGAAAACTAAAAACTGCATTACAGCGTCAAATAATATAAAATGTGGAGGATTGGTACAATGAATAAAATGCGTGAATATGAACGAGGCAGGGAAGACGGGCTTGACCTTGCCAGACGAATTGTCAAACAGGGCGGGATTGAAGCCCTCGAACAGGAATGCAAGTTCCGGGGTGCGACCGGGATACATACCTCTCTGGCAGTAAAAGACCTTGATAAAGCGTCAGAAAAGATAAAGGAGGTTATAGCGGATTCATTTGTAATATTGTCAATTGCCGTTCTGCATGATGATTTTGGCTTTGGCGAGAAACGCTGTCAGAGATTCAGAAATGGGCTTGACCGGGCTGCTGATTATATCAATGACGGTCTGGCAGAATGGATTGATTACGTAAACGCTATTAAAGAAGAGTTAGGAATTGTATTAAAGAATCCCGGAGAATAACGGACAGGTAGCATTTGGATAAATTAATCATGGAGGACTGCACAATAGCGTGTCAGTTGCTTACATGGGAAAAGTGAGGATAACAATGAAAAATAATAATTACACATCATTTTTCAAGCCAAAACCAAAGAAAGTAGAGAGATACATTCGTTGCAGAAAATGTGGCGGAAATATGGAATGGAGAAGTGGCTTTCTACCGCAAATCAAATGTCCAAAGTGTGGACATACTGAATATCCGAAACCTTATGAACCAGATTGTATCAAACTGCCAGAAACATTGGAAGAATATTTTGAATTATATGAGAAAGTGAGGACGCAAAATGTTAATCAGAAGTCAGGATAAAGAAACATTAATCAATTTTAACAACTCACTGTCAATCAAAATCATGGAAACTAAGGGAGGTGTAATAATCATCTGCTCAGATACATATGAGACATTTGTTATTGGCAATTATTCCACCAAAGAAAAAGCCATGAAAGTACTGGATATGATTCAGGAAACATATGCGGACGCAAAATTAAATGAAATTCTTCTTCCTGATGTCTGCAAATCGGCTAGTGAATCTCAGAGGGGAAAAGATAATACATTAATTGCAAAAACTATTAGAAAAGATTTTATGAAAAAAATGATATTCCAGATGCCAGCGGATAGTGAGGTGGAAGCATGAGCCACATCAAAGACAGATTGTCCAGTTATCATGATTGGATGCAAGATATTGTAAATAGACACAAGTTGGTTACTGCCAGAGATTTTCTAGAAATGATAGAACAGCTTCAAGATGACTTAGAACTGGATGAAAATGAAAACGATTGGATTCCAGTCGAAAAGAAACTGCCAGAGCCGGGCAAGGATGTTGCTGTACTGCTTAAAGACTTTATCCCGGCAATTGGTAGATATGAAGTAATAAGAGACGGCATTGGAGCCTTTGTAGTTCCAGGGCAAATTGAGACTCCTGTAGAATTCAGATTGCCTGTAACTGCATGGACACCGTTGCCAGAGCCATACAAGGAGGACTAAATGGGAAAATGTAAATTAACCTGTCCGGACGGTGAAACAGAATGCTGCATCTGCTGTACTAAACAGGATTCCTGCCAGTGCAGATGTGACGATATGGACAGCTATGAATATGCGGAGGAGTGTGAAGAGTATGAGACTGATTGATGCTGATAAATTTAAAGAACAGGTTGCAGCGATGACGATTGCACATAATTATCCACCAAGCAAAGCAATTGCTTTGACTGAACTGATTGATAAACAGCCTACTGCGTTTGACTTGGATATGGTTGTTCAACAGTTGGAAATGTTAATCGAAGATAAATGTTCAGAATCGGGTGACGATTGGTATACAGCCCAATGTCTGAATGAAGCAGTTGAAATTGTGAAAGGTGGTGAAGTTGATGGCAATTAAACCTATTTTATTCAATACCGAGATGGTTCGGGCAATCATGGACGGAAGAAAGAGTTGTACTCGGCGGTTAGTAAAGCCTCAACCAGACGAAAAGCATACATTTCAGCTCGGTTTTGTTACCGACAGTACAGAGAAGAAAGAGGTAGGATGCTTTGGATTTGGCATTGATGAATATAGTGGTTCTATTCAGTATGTAAAGCCGCCGTATCAGCCAGGCGATATACTTTATGTCCGAGAAACATGGGAGCGTTTTGAATGTTGGAACTGTGAGGGAGACGAAAGAGGAAATTGCCCCAAAGAACTAAAGAAAAGCGTTTTGTATAAAACTTGTGGTTGCTACATGTATCGGGCAACAGATGAAATAAGTAGAGACGCGAAGTGGAAACCATCCATCCACATGCCGAAAGAAGCTGCTCGTATCTGGCTGAAGGTTACGAATGTGAGAGTGGAGCGGTTACAGGAAATTACGGAAGTGCAGACGGAAGAAGAGGGGTTTTTGTTTACACCACCATGCTTACATCAGACGGGCGAAAATTATTGTGATATAGATGGCCCGTGTGGAAACAAGATTAAATACTGCGATATGAGTGCAGGAGAGCTATTTGGAAAAGTGTTATGGGACAGCACCATTAAGAAATCAGATATTGACATCTACGGCTGGGATGCGAACCCGTGGGTCTGGGTGATCGAGTTTGAACGGTGTGAGAAACCGAAGGAGGTGTGATATGAGAGAAATTCTTTTTAAGGCAAAGAGAGTTAAAAATGGAGAATGGATAGAAGGGAGCCTCATAGATTTGGATATTGACAGCGGATATTGCTATATCGTTCCGCCGTATAAAGGAGCGAGTACATTGCCAATCGGCTTTTTGATAACAGACGGAATGGAATTGGTTATTCCAGAAACCCTCTGCCAGTTCACGGGACTTTGCGACAAGAACGGGAAGAAGATTTGGGAAAATGATATTCTGATGGCGCACTTGGACGAATCCTACCCAGAGGATGCGACATATGAAGCCGTTGAATGGGGTGTTGCAGGATGGGTAGCGCATGAAGCTAATAGCATAGACAGACAGTATATTGATGAGTTTGATCTTGAACATTATGAAGTAGTTGGCAACATTTTCGACAATAAAGAATTATTACAGGAGGGATACAAATGAGTAGCGCAAGTACAATATTCGGAACTAAAGCGTATGTATGCGCAAGATATTTTCTTAGACCGGGAAAGTGTTTCAAATATATCGACCAGCGTGGCGAGGATGCCACAGAACACGTCTATGAGGTCATGGCGTTATATCCGTACTGCGTCCTGTTAAGAGATACCAGAAACGGAGTCAGAACTTGCCCGGGATATAACACTTTGAGTCTGATGCTGAGAGGAAGTGAAGCGAATGAATAACAAACCTACACCAGACATAACGCCAAACCTTGCTATATCAGCATACCATGTATTACAGCAATATTGTACTGGACAGCCAGCGGATTGCAAAGACTGCGGATTCTACGAACACTGTCCAGAATGTTTTCAAGGCATACCATGTGACTGGAACTTGAATGAAGAGGGTGAAATAAATGAAGTTAAGAAAGGCAACACTGATTGACTACGGAGTACCGCCGGACGATATACCGACATTACAAAGCCACTTGCGGAATCTTAACGAGAGCGACAAATACAATCTGTTGCAGGTATCCATCAAATACGCGCCCGGCATTGAATCTCAAATCTATGACAGCATCGTCAACAGCATCGGCTATCGGACAATGGAGAAGATTAGGACGGTTCCTGCAACGGAGAACGACTTCTATGGCTACAAACGTAAGGTCATGGCGGAATATTATCATTTAGCTAAGCTGATTGGCAGACTTTAAAAAACTTAAAAATTTATAAAAGTGGTAGAGAGCTAAATCTCCCCAGTGTGGTATTATATTTGTATATAACTGCTATACTGGGGATTTTTTTGAATTGAGGTGATGATATGGCGAACTTAAAAGCAGTTACAAGAAAACTCCAAAAAGCTATATTATCCACCGGATTAATTATAAAAATCGGAACATCACAATTTTATAGCCACGAGCAGGAACGATTGATAACAGTAACAATTATATCAACACCCACACTTCACCTCACAAAAAGGGGCGAATGGAAGGATTGCGATTATGAAATATTACGAACTGCATCTCAGTATGATGTGGTCATGTGCCTAAAAGAAATATGGGAGGCGGTCAGAAAATGAGGATAGACAGAGGTGATTAGATGGACTTAACGCCGAAACAGAAAGCGTTTGCGGATGAATATATAAAGAATGGCGGGAATGCATCTGATGCCGCAAGGAAAGCTGGATACTCTAATGGAATCATTAGAAACGCAACAAAAAAACTGTTGGAAAAAGGTTGCATTTCCGTATATATAGCCGAAAAACAGTCTCTCATTGAAAAGCAAAAAGGCACTGACATCATGTCTCTGGCAGAAATTCAGCAACGCCGCTCCATGATCGCAAGAGGTGAGCTAACTGATTCATTTGGATTCGCTCCAGATTTCTCCGATCAGCTCAAATCCATGAACGATCTGGAGAAGGCATTAAAGATTAAGCAAGAGCAGGAAGAAAAGAAAGCAGCAGAGGAAGCTGCTAGAAATGCGAAGCCGTATCACATGGATCTGTATAACATTCCTGATTGTTTCCATTGGGCTATCAGAGATATTCGAGATAAGGAACATCTGGAGTATGTATTTAAGGGCGGACGTGGCTCCACGAAATCAACCACTGTTGGAATGACTATAGTAGAGTTGATGAAGAACAACCATGATATTCATGCAGTTGTCTGTCGTAAGGTCGGGAATACCATTAAAGATTCTGTGTATAACAAAATCAAATGGGCTATTGGAAAACAGGAATTTACAGAAGAATTCGATTCTAAACTTTCTCCTATGGAGATTACATTAAAAGCAACCGGGCAAAAGATATACTTCCGTGGTGCTGATGATCCTGACAAAATTAAATCCATTAACCCTGAGTTCGGCTATATCGGCATTCTCTGGTTCGAGGAGTTGGATCAATTCGCGGGGCCTGAGGAAATTCGTAAGATTGAGCAGTCTGCGATTCGTGGCGGCGACCTTGCATGGATATTTAAGAGCTTTAATCCACCAAAAACAATGAATAACTGGGCCAATAAGTATGTTCTCGAACCAAAAGAAAACAGAATAGTCCATTCATCAACTTACTTGGACGTGCCAAAAGGATGGCTGGGGCAGCCATTTATTGACGAAGCAGAACATCTGAAAGAAGTTAATCCAAATGCTTATGAACATGAGTACATGGGAATTGCGAATGGAAACGGTGGAAACGTATTTGAATATCTGGAGATTAGAAATATTACAGATGAAGAGATCGGCCACATGGACAAAATATTTCAGGGGTGTGACTGGGGATTTTTCCCTGATCCGTATGCTTTTATTCGTTTGTATTACAATCATAACACTGAAAAGATATATCTCATTGATGAAATTTACGAAAATAAATGGAGTAATAGGAAATCAGCGGACGAGATTCTAAAAAGAAAATATGATGATTATACTATTACTTGTGATTCTGCCGAGCCTAAATCAATCAATGATTATAGAGATTTTGGACTCCCGGCAAGGGGTGCAATAAAAGGTCCTGGAAGTGTAGAATATTCTATGAAATGGCTTCAGACAAGGACTATCGTTATTGACCCTAAAAGAACGCCTAACGCTTATAAAGAGTTTTCAGAGTACGAATATGAAAGAGATAAAGATGGAAACGTTATAAGCGGATATCCTGATGAAAACAATCATTTAGTCGATGCTTGCAGATACGCAACAGAATCATTGTGGAGAAGAAGGGGTAACAATGCATAATGGGACTTATAATAACACTAAAAAGGTGGTTTAACATGATTTTCAAAAAACAAGCCGAAGAGGACTTTAAAATCCAGGCAGCAGAATTTCCGGAGATGGAATCGCTGATTAACCGGTGTGCGAACATATACAGGGGCGTACCAGAATGGCTAGATGATAAGAATAATATCAAGACGATTAACTTTGCGAAATCTGTCTGCTCAGAGACGGCTCGGCTCGCAACGCTGGCAATCGGCATTCAGATAGACGGTTCCGAAAGGGCTGCGTGGCTACAGGAGCAGATTGACAAGGTATATTTCCAAATACGTCACTGGGTAGAATATGGTTGTGCCTACGGAACAGTTTTTATTAAGCCGAACGGTGAGAGCCTTGACGTATTTACTCCGGTGGATGTGATGATTGTAGATTATGATAATCAGGAAATTAAGGGGATTATATTCAAGGATTCTTACACTGTTGGACGGAAATACTATACACGGCTTGAATATCATAGGTTTGTTGAGACCACCGTGGACGGCGTAACAACCTATCCGTACTATGTTTCAAACAGGGCCTATGTGTCAAAATCTCCTCAGAGCATCGGAGATAAGATTGACCTTAAACAGACCAAATGGGCTGACCTCATGGCAGATACACCACCAATTCTCAAGGCAAACGGTGAGAAACTGGACGGACCGCTATATGGAGTATTGCGGACACCGCAAGCGAATAACGTGGATATTAATGCACCATTGGGATTGCCGATTTTTGCCGAAGCTATCGAGGAGTTAAAAGACCTCGACATTGCATACAGCCGTAATGCCGGAGAAATATTTGATTCTCAGAAAATTGTCCTGGCAGATGATAGGCTGCTGGTGCCAAGCGGCACACCTGTATCAGCCATGTCACCACAGGGCATGGAGAACAGGCGCAATGAGATGAACTTACCGCACTTTGTCAAGAATGTATTCGGACAGGACGAGAAAGAGTTCTATCAAGAAATCAATCCACAGCTCAACACAGATACCCGTATAAGCGGTATAAATGCTCTTTTAAGCCAGTTGGGATATAAGATTGGATTCTCCAACGGATACTTTGTTTTTAACGAATCTAGCGGCATTCAGACGGCTACAGGAGTAGAAGCAGAACAGCAGAGGACAGTACAGTTCATTAAAGATGTTCGAGACAAACTGGAATCCTGCTTGAACGAAGTTATCTATGCACTGAACGCCTACGCTGACCTGTACGGACTTGCACCAGTCGGAGCTTATGAAGTCAATTATGATTTTGGAGACATTCTGTATGTGCGTGAAAACGACCGTGCAAGATGGTGGCAGTATGTGACCACTGGCAAGGTTCCGGCATGGTTGTATTTCGTAAAGTTTGAGGGAATGACTGAGGAAGAAGCGAAAACAATGGTCAAAGAAGCTCAGCCAGACGAGCCAACACTATTCGGAGAGGAGTAAGAAGATGGCAGATAAACCAGTAACAAGGGAAGAAAAATATCTTGCGTACTTAACAGGTGATTATAAAGGTGAACTTCCGAAGCCAATCACGAGAAAAGAGAAGTATTTATACGAATTATGTTTAAAAGGAATAGGCGGCGAAATCTCGCCGGAAGAAATCAAGAATGCAGTAAATGAGTACCTTGAAAAGAATCCGGTCAAGCCCGGAGCCACGGCAGAACAGGTACAGCAGATCGAGCAGAATAAGACGGACATTGGTTCACTGAAAGAGGAAACTGGTTCGCTAAAGGAAGATATAGGTGAGATTTCTAAAAAGCAAGGGTATCTAAGCAGTTATGTCACGGACAGTACTATAAAAATTGATAATGAAATTTATGATGTCACGACTATTATAGATGAACTGTTAAAAAAGGATGTAAAAAAAATAGTAGTAGATGTTGATTGCTATGTTCAGAAATCAATTATTCCGAATAATGGAATAGAAATAGTCGGAAATGGTAAAAGCGTTATTTATTTTGAATCTGGAGATGGATTTAATTTTTCGGAGGGTAGCGACAACACATCCATACATGATTTAATAATAAAGGGATATAACATACAAGATGATGTAAATGTTAAAGATAACTGGCTCATCAATATATCAAGTGATTTACATAATATCAAATTATACAACTTAGATATAGAGAGCGGTTATAACGGTATAAAGATAAATGGATGGATAAATAATTATCTAAATATAATTGTTAGTTATTTTAAAGGAATTGGCGTTTATATTGGAAGAAGTGATAACACTTTTAACACTTTTTATATAAACGGTTGCCGAAAAGAGGGTTTATATATTTCATCCAATAATAACAGAATTGATAATATAAAGATATTATCATGCGGGGAAAATTCTGATTCTTCTTGTTTTTTTAAAGGTAATAGGAATACTATATCGAATGTAGAGATTCAAGATATATATAAAAAATGTGCGATATTCAAGGATTTTAATAATAATATATTAAACATTAACTTAGATGGGATAAGAACACACATTACGGACGACGCATCAATCGTACTTGCTGAATTTGTAAATTGTAGTAGAAATGTTATCAATTTAATTTCATCAAAATATGGTTCTAGCGTTAATGACTCGTCTAAGGACGATATCATAAGTTTAAATAGCAATTGTAATACCAATTCATTGATATTATCATCATTGAAAGTCGCATTGCAGGATGGTGGAGTGAAAAATAACATAACGGTGTTAAAAAACGATATTGTTAGTTACAATATTGATAAAATTTTGACTCTGGAAGAAACATACAGTGCAAAAAAACCGACAGCGATTTATTATGTTAAGTGTACTAATGTATCTAATGAATATAGCGATGCTATGTACGCTTTTAAAAATAATGGAGATGTTAGTTACAGCGGGCCTAGGTTCGCGTTAAAAGAAAAACAGAAACTTTTTTGCGTGGTGGTTTTATCTTCAAACACCGCCTATACTGAGCAAACACAAGCAATTCTTATGTTAACTGATCAACAAGGCAATATAAATGAGACTAAAAGTATCGGAAATCTTGAAAATAACCAAGTTCTTACTTTAATAGGGGCTGATGATGCATCACTTTTTTCATGGGCTGTATTAAATGTCGCGATGAATTCAAGCACGATAACGAAAATTAAGTATATAGGTTTTTTTGATTTTAAGAATTATTCTGCCATAATGTCTGATATTATTAATTAACTAAAGAGGGCTTTAGTTAACCAGTAAAAATCAAAACATGTACCACGACTTTTGATGAAAGAGGTGATATACTATGCTTAGTCCTGAATATTTGCGAAGAATTACAGAGGGCAGTGAACAAATTGCAGAAGAATTGCATCAGTATATCATCTCTGAGATCGTGTCGAGAATGATGGCAAGGATTGGCAGAGGCGAGGATTATATTCTGACCAATGCCGATGCGTGGAGAATCAGAACGCTACAGGAATCCGGTGAACTGCTAGAGGACATTCTGGCAGAACTATCCAGATATACCAAACGTGAACAGCGGGAGCTCCTTGAAACATTTGAAGATGCTGGAATCACTGCAATGAACTATGATGACAAGGTATATAAGGCAGCAGGATTAAACCCTGTGCCGCTTGAGCAATCCCCAGCTATGATAAGGCTCATGGAACGAAATATGCTTGCAACCATGGGTGAGTGGAAGAACTTCACACGGACAACTGCAAGTGCCGCTCAGAGGCTCTATATTGAACAATGCGACCTTGCATATAACCATGTGATGACTGGGGCGGTTGGGTATACGCAAGCCATCAAAGAGGCAGTTAATAACGTTGTATCAGATGGCGTCACTGTCACATATCCATCTGGCAGAAAAGACACCATCGAAACCGCAGTTGCACGTTCTGTTAGAACTGGCGTGGCGCAGGCTACGGGAGATATATCCCTAAAACGCATGGAAGAAATGGACTGGGATTTAGTTCTGGTCAGTGCGCACATAGGAGCGAGGACGGGTGACGGCGGCGAGAATCCGGGAAATCACTCGTTTTGGCAAGGCAAGATATACTCTCGTTCTGGCAAGAGTAAGAAATTTCCGCCGTTCTCATTGACTGGGTATGGAACAGCAAGCGGATTGTCAGGGGTCAACTGTCGGCATAGCTTTGGAGCCAGTGATGGAGAATTTAATCCTTATGCAGAACTATCAGCACAGGACAAAGCCGACAAAGGTAAACAGTACGAAAAAGAACAGCGGCAACGTACTTATGAACGGAGAATCCGCAAGACGAAGCGTGAAGTCCTTGGACTGCAAGCGGCGGTTGATAACTGTAAGGATGAACAGACAAGGTTCGCACTTCAGCAAGACCTTGACCGGAAGTCTTATCTTTTGCAGAAACAAAATACTGCATATAAAGATTACTGCAAGCAGAACGACTTGAGAGAACTGCAAGACCGGCTCATGATTGCTAAGTGGAACCGTCAGAACGCTGCTAAAGCCAGAGGAGCGGCAAAACGTTATAAAACAGCAAAGGGGATTGACTGATGGATAGATGGGAATATTTCAATCCGAATCCTGTTAAGGATAAGAGAACAGGAGATTGCGTTGTCCGGGCGATATGCAAAGCGACCGGGCAGGACTGGGAAACAGTATTCACTGGATTAATGATACAGGCGTGCACTCTGTCAGATATGCCAAGTGCAAATTATGTCTGGGGTGCGTACCTCTATAAGCATGGGTACAGACGCAAACTGATTGAACAGTCAGAACGATATATCTATACAGTCAATGACTTTTGTACAGACCATCCGACCGGCACGTATATCCTCTGCATAGATGGTCATGCGGTGACAGTACAAGACGGCAAATATTTCGATACATGGGATAGCGGTAATGAGATCCCGGTATATTACTGGGAAAAGGAGAATAAATGAGCATATCAGAATTTATACAGATTTTCCTCTCTATCTGCGGAGGGGTGTCTATTGTCGGAGGGGCGGCGGCTGTAATCTTTAAATGGATTACTCCAGCATTTCGACTTAATAAGCGAGTAGAGACACTGGAAGAACATGATAGACGAGACTATGAAAGCCTTCAGAGAATCGCAGAACGAGATTCATTAATTCTGGAAGTGTTATCAACCATGCTGGATAGTCAGATTAGTGGGAATAACGTCGAAGAATTAAAAAAAACAAAACAGAAGCTTACAAATTATCTTGCGCAGAATCAGCGTTAGCATTAGTAAGGGGTATGCTCATGAAATTATATGTGTTCACAAAGAAAGATATAGACAGATTCTTGATAGAGTGCAATTTTACACCGGATGAAGAAAAACTATTCCGATTGAGATGCAAGGAATATACGCTCGAATATTGTGCTGAACAGATGAATGTGAGTATATCTACGGCGAAACGATTAAGCCGGAGGGTGAATAATAAAATAATTAAAGTGTGTTAAGATGACAATAAAAGTCCCCGGGACTATCTCCCAGGGGCTTTTTTAAAACAGTTGTGAGCTTGATGTAATCCTCCTTATTTTTACGTTCCAATATGGTTCTACTTTAAATAATGTAAAATTTTATAATACTTTTTACATTCCAATATGGGACTACTAAACTCTATTCTATTATACCACATATAAAAGTGATTTGAAAGTTAAATTTTATCCTACTGCATCTTATTTTTTTCGTCATATCCGCTCAGCTCTGTTTCCTTTTCCTCCCTTATCTGTTCTTCATATTTTTTTATGAGCCACTCCGGTACCGGTTCGTCTCCATCGTCACCCCTGTATTTGATCGGGTCAATGTTGTTTGCGAAGCACCACTCCCAACTATTATACTCATCACCGTCTTTTGATACGATGTAGAATATATCATATTCGCTATCCACAAATGCCATCGTATCTGTTACGTTCATTGTGTACAGCATGATATACATGTTTCTCCTGTATGTGTACGCCTGTTCTAACGGAGAATCTTCGCCACTCAGAAATCCCATGAACATTTCAACGTCGCATGAATCTTTCGATAATTTGTTATAATAATCGTAGACTTTTTCGTCCCATCCGTCCGGGAAAAGTTTACGATTTTTTATTTCCTCGTTATCTTCTTTAGCCATTTTGTAAATAGTTTCAAGTTTTACTCTTTTAATCATTTTTGTTCTGACTCCTCTCTATTCCTCGTGGGGCTATGTAATGTACTTTCTTTAACTGTCTTTATTATATATCTATGTGCGTTATATGTCAAGCGTATATGTGCGTTATTTTTATTTTTTTTCTAGCCTGTCAAGTTCTGACAGAACAACATCCCGGATAAAGGCACTGTTGCTCTTGCCGAGACCGAGCTTTTCAATCCTCTCTTTAGTTCCTTTTGGAAAGACAATATTCAGTCTATAATTGTTGTTCTCATACTTTCTCACCGCTCTTTTCTGCGCTTCTGTTGCCATGTTAATCCCTCCTTTTTCTCAATTATAAATCTATGTGCGTTATTGTACAATACTTTTTCGATACTTTTTTGAACTTTTTAGATTGATACATCTATGCAAAAATATAATCAGAAAGGCGGTGCATAAGATGGCATTATATAACAATCCTTATCAATATAGTTTTGGCGTTCCGGGACAGATGAATCAATTTCAGCAGCAGCCTGTCCAGATGCCAGCTCAACCAGTACAGCAACCCCAGAATAATAATGGAATCCTATGGGTATCTGGAGAAGTCGGTGCAAAATCCTATCTGGTAGCACCCGGGACAAGTGTTTTACTAATGGATTCAGAATCAGAGAAATTTTATATAAAATCCACAGACGTTTCCGGTATGCCACAGCCATTACGGACGTTTGAGTATCACGAAATAGGCACTCAGATGCCACCTAAACAGCCTACTCAGAACATGGACAGTAAATATGTCACTAGACAGGAATATGACGATTTAAAGGGCAAATACGAAGCTATCATAAACCGATTAAATTCTTTTTCTGAACCTGTTAGGGCTAATACCGCACAGGAATCAGCGGTCAAGGGAGGAAACGCAGATGAGTAATCCATTATTCAATGCCCTCAGTGGTGGGATGCCGCAGGGAAACGGGCCAATGCAGATGATACAGCAGTTTATGCAGTTTAAGCAGAATTTCAAGGGAGACCCGAAGGAAGAAGTCCAAAAGATGTTACAGTCTGGACGGATTTCCCAGCAACAACTTAATCAGGTTCAGCAGATGGCAGGACAGTTTCAGCACATGTTGAAAGGAATGAAATAGTACATTACAATCTGGCCAGATTGATGTAAATACCAATAAAGGAGATTATATTATGGATGGAAATTATAGCTTAGCAGATATTGCCGCTGCTACCGGAAACGGTAGAAATAATGATGGCATGTTTGGTGGAGATGGTAGCTGGTGGATTATTGTTTTATTCATTTTTGCCTTCTTCGGATGGGGAAACAACGGTTGGGGCAATAATGGCAACGGCGGCGGATATGCAGCCACAGCAGCTACTCAGGCAGATATTCAGAGAGGATTTGACAATTCCGCAGTAATTAGCAAACTTGACGGAATCAACAACGGCATCTGCGATGGATTCTATGCAGTGAACAACGGTATGCTTACTGGATTTAATGGAATTAACACCAACATCATGCAGACCGGCTTTGGAATCCAGCAGGCTATTAATGCCGATACTGTAGCTAATATGCAGAACACTAATGCTTTACAGGCACAGCTTGCGAACTGTTGCTGCGAAACCAGAGAAGCAATTCAGGGCGTAAATTACAATATGGCACAGAACACCTGCGCATTGCAGAACACCATGAACAGCAATACAAGAGACATTATTGACAGTCAGAACGCTGGAACAAGAGCCATTCTTGACTATCTTTGCAATGAAAAGATTTCTAGTCTGCAGGCTGAGAATAATGATCTCAGACGTGCTGCATCTCAGGATCGCCAGAGCGCACTTCTCACAACTGCAATGGCTTCTCAGACACAGCAGCTCATTAATGCAATCAATCCAGCACCGATTCCGGCATATCAGGTTCCTAACCCGAACACATATTACGGATGTGGATGCGGATGCAACACCGGATGCAATTGCTGATAACTTCATATCGAGAGTATCTTTCGATTGATTCGAATGTCGGCTTATGCCGTATTACACAGAGGGGCAGGCTGAGACCTGTCCTTTTGTGATATGAAAGGGGTAAAAATTATGGCAGAATTTACAAGTGTAGCTGCTCAGACTGTAGCAGCAAATGGAAACGTAGTATTTTCAAATACAGCAGTTAAGGGTTCTAACTGCATTCAGCACAGAGAGGGAAGCGGAATCATCACTCTAAGAGGACTGACTAACCAGTGTAAAGCGAGATTCTTCGTGGATTTTTCTGGTAATATCGCAATTCCAACAGGCGGTACTGTCGGAGCTATTTCTCTGGCAATTGCAATCTCTGGTGAGCCGGTTCTTTCTTCCCAGATGATTTCCACACCGGCAGCAGTAAATCAGTACAATAATGTGTCCTCTGGCATCTATATTGATGTGCCTCGCGGATGCTGCGTTAATATCGCGGTAGAAAACACAAGCGATCAGGCTATTTCTGTTGCGAACGCGAACATTGTTGTGACCAGAGAAGCGTAGGAGGTGTGATTATGAGAGATATTAAAGACTTATGTGCAAGAATCGAAGACGAGCTGTCCAAAATTGCTGATAATGGGCTGACCACTGGGAACTTGGAAATGACATACAAACTGATTGATATGTACAAAGATATCAAGAATACGCAGTACTGGGATAAGAAAGTAGAGTACTACAACACTGTCCTTGATGAGATGCGTGGCGGATACAATGACGATTACAGTGAACGTGGAAGAAAGCGTGACAGCATGGGGAGATACAGCTCAAATGATGGCAGAATGATGCCGGATTACGACAGGGGTAATTCTTATGCCAGAAGGGGTGAACATTATGTCAGAGGGCATTACAGCCGCTCTGATGGGCGAGATGCTTATGACGATTACATGACGCAGAAACAGAGCTATCGTTCCGGCAAGTCTGAGGACTGCAAAAGAAAGATGCTTGCCGCTCTGGAAGAACATCTTGACGAACTCACAACAGAAATGAGTGATATGTCAAAGGATGCAGAATGCCGGGAAGAACGTGATCTTGTTAAGAGATACGTGGAAAAGCTCCGTGATATGCTCTAAAAACGCAAAAGTGGTAGAGAGGTAGTTAAAAGAAATCTGTTATAATGTAATTGTGCAGCAGGAAGCACAAGTAAAACGGTTGTTTTGACATTTTCGTTTTAATCCTCCTTTCTTTAATTTTTGTAGCTGGTACGCACGCTTTAACGGAAAGTTGAACAGGTTCGAATCCTGTCGTGCGTATTTGCCATCTGGCACGCAAGATGGCTCACCTCCTTGATTAAGGTTTTTGTTATTCATACTTTTCTTTTAAAAAAGAAATAAATATCCGAAACAACTCGTGGCAGGCATGACACGTTAAACACCTTGCTAACCCGGGAATCCGGGTTATGTGGAATGTACGCTAGTGGAAAACTGACAGAGTCGCACTCTGGTCTCCGGTTCGATTCCGGGCGCTCCGCTTTAATCCGCTTAGAGTTAAGCTGTTTGTATACAGGTGGTCTATGTCTCAGGTGGATTTACGCTATAGCGAAAGAAGTGAAATTCACCCCAGTTTCTTTTTAGAGGGTTGGCCGTTATAGGCGGCATGGAATGTAGCTCAGTGGTAGATCGCACTGTAAATGTGAGGTCGCAGGTTCGATTCCTGCCTTTCCGATTACCTTGCCAGTGGTCTAACTGGCTTAATCCATTTACCTGCGGCGGCAGGTCAATAAACACGACCAGGAGGATGTTATGCAGAAACTTATTGACACTTTAAAATCATTTGGAATTGAAATCCCGGAGGATAAACAGGCAGATGTAAAGAAAGCACTTTCTGAGAATTACAAGAACGCAAAGGAAGTGGCGAAAACTCTGTCAAAAGTTGAGGGAGAACGAGATAACTGGAAAGAACGTGCTGAGACAGCAGAAGAAACCTTAAAAGGTTTTGACGGTATCGACCCGGCAAATATTAAAAGTGAGTTAGAGACTTGGAAACAGAAAGCGGCAGATGCAGAGAAAGAATTCAACGCGAAAATCTATGACCGTGATTTCTCAGACGCACTCAAAGCGGCACTCGACAATGTTAAGTTTTCCAGTGAAGCTGCAAAGAAGTCTGTTATGGCAGACGTTAAAGAAGCCGGATTGAAGCTGAAAGATGGCAAAATCCTTGGATTAAACGACCTGATCGAACAGATGAAACAGTCTGACGCATCCGCTTTTGTGGATGAATCTCAGCAGCAGGCTCAGCAGAATCAGGCAAGATTTACCACTCACGTTGAACAGCAGCAGACACCGGGAAGCATGACAAAGAAGGATATTGAAGCAATCAAAGACCCATCTGAAAGACAGGCAGCTATTGCTCAGAACATCCAATTATTCCAGTGATTTTTTTACACCGACTATACGACAGAGTATAGCCGCTAACCCAATACCTTAATAATTATGGGTAGAAAGGATTTTTTATGCCAGCAAAAACAAATCTTATTATGACTAATGATATTCAGGTCACAGCACGTGAGATTGACTTCGTCACCAGATTCGAAAGAAACTGGGAACACTTGCGTGAGATTCTTGGTATCATGCGTCCAATAAAAAAGACACCCGGAGCGGTTCTTAAATCAAAATATGCAGAGGGCACATTACAGAATGGAAATGTTAAAGAGGGCGAAGAAATCCCTTACAGCAAATTCACTGTAAAAGAAAAGCCTTATGCAGAAATGAGCATTGAGAAGTACGCAAAGGCTGTATCTATCGAAGCAATCAAAGATCACGGTTACGAGAACGCTGTTCAGATGACCGATGATGAATTCCTCTTCCAGCTTCAGACTAATGTTACTGAAAGATTTTATGATTATCTGAAAACAGGTACCCTCACATTCACAGAAACTACTTTCCAGATGGCTCTGGCAATGGCTAAAGGCCGTGTTGAGAACAAATTCAAACAGATGCACAGAAATGTGACTGGTGTTGTTGGATTTGTAAATATTCTGGATGTGTACGAGTATATCGGAGCAGCTGAGATTTCTATTCAGAATCAGTTCGGATTTCAGTACATGAAAGACTTTATGGGATTCAATACCATCTTCCTGTTATCTGACAGTGAGATTCCGCGAGGACAGATTATTGCGACACCTGTTGAGAATATCGTTCTGTACTATGTTGACCCGAACGAATCTGACTTCGCAAGAGCAGGACTTGTATACACCGTATCCGGCGAGACAAACCTGATCGGATTCCATACACAGGGCAACTATCACACAGCAGTATCCGAAGCATTTGCAATCATGGGACTTACACTCTTTGCAGAGTACATTGATGCTATTGCTGTTGGAACCATCAACACGACTCAGACACTTGGAACTCTGACTGTAAACTCTGCGGCAGGAAGTAAGAGCGGAGATACTAAAGTGACCATTACTCCGGCAAAAGCAAGCGCAGGAAATGTGTACAAGTACAAAGTTGCATCTTCTGAGACTGCCGTAGACTACGGACAGAATGTGAAGAACTGGAGCGCATGGGATGGAGAATCCGACATTACAGCAACAACAGGGCAGGTAATCACAGTGGTTGAATGTGACAGCACCTATAAAGCGCTGAGTGCCGGACATGCGACTGTAACAGCAAAATGATGATCGCAGGAGGTAACTGGCATGGCTTATGCAGATTATGAATTTTACACAACTTCATATTTCGGTTCGGTCGTGCCAGAAACCGACTTTCCACGGATGGCAGAAAGAGCCAGTGAATTTATAGATTTAATGACATCTGATAGGTTAGTGGATGGACTGCCGACAGATGAACGTTCACAGAAGCGTATCAAAAAGGCGGTCTGTTCATTGGCTGAATTAATGTATCAGATAGAGCTTGCTGAGAAGAACGCTACTAATGCCGCTGAGAGTGGTACATCAACCACAATCGGGTCCGGTGGTAGCACGACAGGCATTGTAACATCTGTATCATCTGGCAGTGAATCCATCTCTTATGCAACGCCACAGCAGAAAGCATCAGGTGCAAAGGAATGGAGTGCAGTGTATGCCGCCGCCGGAGATGTGCAGAAAACAAATGATTTACTTCTTAAGACAGCTTTACCGCTTCTGATGGGAGTAAGGACGGATGATGGAATACCAGTTTTGTATGCAGGAGTGTGAATATGAAGTTTAGAAAAAAGCCTGTTATCATTGAAGCATTTAAGTATGATGGTGATCTGAAAGACCGGAACAGCTTGTTTTACGTTCCATTTTGGGCACAAGAAGCTTATAAAAAAGGCATTATGTATTATGGCACAGAAACTTGTGATTTACCTCCGTGTGAGCTGTATATCGAAACATTAGAGGGAACACATCATGTTTCTGTTGGAGACTATGTTATCCAGGGTGTAAACGGAGAGCTTTATCCGTGCAAGCCGGATATTTTTGAAAAAACTTATGAGGAGGTGAAAGAGTAATGGAAGCATTATTCGCAAATATGACTTTGATTCTGGCAGTGATCGGGATTCTGGCGTTTTGTGTATCTGTGATTACACAGGTGATTAAAAATGTTGGGTTCCTGTCGAAAATTCCGACAGATGCCTTGGTGCTTGTGCTGTCTATCGGAATTACTGTAGCCGCTTTTGTAGCATATATGCAGTATATCCATATGACAATCTTGTGGTATATGATTTTAGCAGCTATCATGGCTGGGTTTATTGTGGCGTTTATTTCTATGTTTGGATGGGAGAAAATTACGGAATTGTGGAAACGAACGTCCAAGATTGACGTGGATAAGCTGAAAAATAAATGATTAAGGAGAGGGTATCATGTACGAAAAAACGGTGACGATTTTTGATTATTACGAATCAGCCACGACTGGAGATGCGTACTGGTATCCTCATGTTTTATCCGGCGTTGACCTCATTACGGACAAGGGGGCAATCCTTAAGAAGTACGGGCCAGACGCAACAGACAACGCACAGTTACACGTGCGCTATGCTGTCCAGAATGGCGATATAACCATTATTGACAAGGATGGCAAGATTCTCCCATATGTACCGCCTAAGGAGTGGAAAAGGCAGATTAACAACGCTCTGGAAGACACTATCACATTCTCGGACGAGTCGTTTTTTTGGGAAGGTGAGTGGACTGGCGGAACGGTAATTGACAGTGATTATCGGAATGGATTCTATCAATACATGAATGAGAATAAGGATAACGTATTCAAGATTACCAGTGTAGGCGGTCCGTATACACTGATTCCACATTTTGAGATTCTGGGTAAGTAATATGAGTAAGATTCATCATTTCAAAGGATTCTCCATAGTTGACGGAGATATGAAAATCAAGCTGAATATGGATAGATTCTCCAGGCAGTACCAAGAAGCTCAATATCTCCTTGATGGAATGGTCATGGACAGTATGGTTCCGTTTATGCCAATGATTACCGGAAATTTTATCAATCGAACAAGAGTTGAGAGTACATCCTTACAAGGAACTGGGAAAGTATGTGCGGCGGCGGCTCCTTATGGACGTTTTCTGTATGAGGGAAAAGTAATGGTTGACAAAGTAACCGGAAGTTCATACGCAAGGCGTGGAACAAAGAAAGTCCTTGTCAGTCAGTTTTCTGGTCGGACAGCCGCAGAGGAAAATCTTGGATACACCAAACAAGTTCACCCACAGGCACAAGCAAAGTGGTTCGATGCCGCTAAACAACAATACGGCGACACATGGATTCGTAAAGTAAAAGCACAGGCAGGAGGTGGCAGACATGGCGGATAAACCTATTGGAAAAGATGCAACCGGATACGAGATTCTGACAGATGCCATGAAAGCACTTCTAAACCAGTATCCGGGACTGTACGAAAATGAAACAATCAAGTTTGAAGAACTTAGCAAGGAATCAGGAATTGCGTTCTCGGCAGATAATGGAGCTTTAATCTATTCAGAAAAAGAAGATGTCTGTGGCGTGATGCACCAAGTATGCCAGTATCCATTTTATGTAGTATACCGAACAGCATCCGACAAGGAAAGGCAGAAGTTATCTGTTCAGAAGTTCCTTGACAATCTCGGTAAATGGATATGCCGGGAACCAGTTATTATAAATGGCTCTGAGACGCGTTTAAATGTGTTTCCAGAGCTTTCACAGGGGCGAGTGATAAAACGTATCACACGTGGCAACTCCTATGGTTTAGAACCGCAGGAGAGCGGCGTACAGGACTGGCTATTACCATTATCGGTACGATATGAAAACACTTATGAAGTAATCTAACAAGTAACAACCGGCTATCAATTGGAGATAGTCGCTAACCTACACAGCCTTTTAAAAGTTATAGGCAGAAAGGACATTTCTATGGCAGTTACAGGCAAGATTGACCGTAAATATATGGCTCATTATATCGACGCAGGTTCTCTCTGTGGAGGACTGACGCCGAAATATGAGCGTCTTGGAAAAGATCTGGAAGAGTACAATGTAGAACTCAATCCAGACACCGAAACGTCTAAAAACATTCTTGGAGAATCCACATTCAAACACAATGGTTACGAAGTTTCTTCTGACGCTGATCCGTTCTATGCAGACACTACTTCTGATTTGTTTACAGCATTACAGAAGATTGTAGACGGACGTCTCAAAGACGATAATCTCAAAACAAAAGCAGTTGAGGTTCATCTCTGGACAGAAGCCACAGCAGGCAAGTATGAAGCATATCAGCAGGACTGCTACGTTGTGCCGACTTCCTACGGCGGTGATACATCTGGATATCAGATTCCGTTTACCGTCAATTATACCGGCGAACGTGTCAAAGGAAAATTCGACATTACTTCCGGCACATTCACAGCCGACAGCGAATGATTACTAGGAGGGTATAGAAAATGGCAAAAACAATTAATACAAACATTGATGATGGTTTTCTTCTTTTCACATTCACGAACAAACAGGGTGAAGTGTTCTCTTCATTCAAACTGAACCCCACCGACATCAACATTGCGGCAAGAGCGGAAGAATTGGAAACTTTCTTTGAGCAGGCTCAGGAATCTGTTAAAAATGTTTCTTCTAGTAAAGAGATGGCGGAGATTAATAAGCAGATTGAGGACAAAATCAATTATATGCTCGGATACGAAGCATCTAAGGATTTATTTAAAGAACCAATTACCGCAACAACTGTTTTTGGAAATGGTCAGGTGTTCGCCTATATCGTTCTGGACAAAATTAATGAAGCACTTACTCCGGAAATTGAAAAGAGAAAGAAAAAAATGCAGGAAGTAGTCAATAAGTACACGGAGAAGTATACAAAATGACCGCCTATGAGTTGCCCACCTCACTAAATATCAGTGGGGTGGATTTTTCTATCAGAACGGATTTTCGAGTAATTATTGATATTCTGGTCGCCATGAATGACCCAGAATTGGACGAGCAAGCGAAAGCAGTTGTTATGTTGCAGATTCTATTTGAAGACTGGCAGAGCATACCCCCAGAGCATCTTACAGAAGCTTGCCAGAAAGCTTGTGAGTTTATTGACTATGGTCAAGTTGATGATAGTCCGAATAAGCCCAAACCCCGTCTGATGGACTGGGAACAGGACGGAGACATGATTGTTCCGGCAGTAAACAAGGTTACTGGTAAAGAAATCAGAGCAGTGCCTTATATGCACTGGTGGACGTTTTTTGGATATTTCATGGAGTCTGGCGAGTGCCTTTTTAATACCGTAGTTGGAATCCGGTCAAAAAAAGTAAAAGGCGAAAAACTTGATAAATGGGAAAAGAAATTCTATCAGGAAAACAAGAATATTATTGACATAAAAACACGTCTCAGCGACGAGGAGCAAGCGTATAAGGATGCGCTGAATGAGATGCTGAACCTCAAATAGTTAGGAGGTGGACACATGGCTGCTGATGGCTCAGTCATTATTGATACCAGAATGGACACATCAGGTGTACGAAACGGCGTATCAGCAATCAGACAGTCTTTTAACGGACTTGACAGCGTAGTAAAAAAAATAGGCGTACTGATTGGCGGAGCATTCGCAATTGGGGAACTGGCCCAGTTTGGCAAAGAATGTCTGGAACTCGGATCTGATCTGTCAGAAGTGCAGAATGTGGTTGATGTTACATTTACAACCATGTCAGAAAAGGTAAACGAATTTGCAAAAAACGCTATAACATCTGCCGGACTCTCCGAAACAATGGCAAAACAATACACTGGTACTTTTGGAGCTATGGCAAAAGCCTTCGGATTCTCAGAGGAGCAGGCGTATAATATGTCTACTCAGCTGACTCAGCTTACAGGCGATGTTGCATCTTTCTATAATCTCGATCAGGAAGAAGCATTCATAAAGTTGAAGAGCGTTTTTACGGGCGAAACGGAAACACTCAAAGACCTCGGCGTGGTAATGACCCAGTCGGCACTTGACCAGTATGCACTTGCAAATGGCTACGGAAAAACAACATCCGCCATGACCGAACAGGAGAAAGTGGCCCTCCGTCTGGCTTTTGTGCAGAAACAGTTATCAGCCGCATCCGGTGATTTCATCAGGACATCTGATTCATGGGCAAACCAAGTGCGAGTGATGCAGTTGCAGTTGCAGTCTCTCAAGGCAACAGTTGGACAGGGATTAATCAATCTCTTCACTCCTGTTTTGAGAGTTATTAATATTTTGCTGGGCAAACTGGCAACTCTGGCAAATGCTTTCAAGTCATTTACGGAGTTAATCACCGGGAAAAAATCTTCTGGTCAGACAGGTGCAAGCGGCGCAGGCCTTGCCGGGACAGATGCAATAGCTGATACGGCAGACCAATATGGAAATGCTGCCGACAATGCCGAAAAGCTGGCAGATGCAACAAATGATACAGCGGACGCAACCAAGAAAGCTACTAAGGCAGCAAAAGGATATCTTAGTCCTCTTGACGAAATCAATAATTACTCAACGGATAAAAGCGTGGATTCATCGTCAAAAGTACCGGGCACAACCGGCGGACTTGCAGATCAGATGAAAGATGCTGTACAAAATGTTGATTATGGAAAATTGGCAGAGGGTGAGACAGTTCTTGATAAAATGTCAAAACCGCTAAAAAAGATAATCGACAGATTTAAACAGTTGGCTAAGTTAATCGCAAAAGGATTCTGGGATGGATTAGGAGATTACGAACCAATTCTTGACGGAATAAAAAAGGATCTCGATTCCATATGGAAATCTTTAAAGGATATCTTCACTGATTCAGAAGTTGCTAAAGCAGCAAATAATTTTTTCGATTCATTCGCATATGCAATTGGACAAGTTGCCGGCTCATTTGCCAGAATCGGATTAACAATTGCGCAAAACATTATAGGTGGAATTGAGAAGTTTCTGAAGCAGAACGTGCAAAGAATAAAGAAATATCTGATAGATATGTTCAACATCGGTGCTGAAATTTCGAAAATCGCAGGAAATCTTGCAGTTGCTTTCGCTGATGTTTTCTCAGCTTTTGGCGGAGAAACTGCGCAGCAGATTACAGCAGATTTAATCGGAATCTTTGCTGAAATCGGAATGGTTCTTACAGAAACGGCTGCAAAACTTGGCAGAGACATCCTTAAGATGATTGCGCAGCCTTTTATCGACAACAAGGACATTTTAAAGTCAGCAATCGAGGGTAGTCTCGGAGTAATAGAAACCGTAACAAGTGGGGTCTTAACAGTTGTTCAAAACCTTAGTGATGCAATATCGAGGTTATACGATGAACATGTAAAACCGTTCTTTGATTCTATAGCAGATGGATTATCAAGCATATTTGGAACTCTGATAACCGGATATAACACATACATTCTTCCGGTGTTACAAGGACTGGCAGAACAGTTCAAAGGGCTATTAGAGGGACCGTTAGGGGATGCGATTTTAAAGATAGAAACATTCCTCGGAAAACTCATTGATTCTCTGAAACTTCTATGGGAGTCAGTGCTAGTGCCTTTGATTAACTGGATAATCGCGAATTTGCTTCCGGTCGTGGCAGAAATAATTAACGTTGTAGGCACCGTAGCAATAAAAGTCATAAAATCATTAATTAAAATAATTGGTGATGTAGCAGACACTCTGAGCGGAATCATTGATTTCCTTGTAGGCGTTTTCACAGGAGACTGGGAACTGGCTTGGCAGGGAATAAAAGAGATTGCGGATGGAACATGGAATTTTATTAAAGATGTTGTGTCGGGTGCGTGGGAGATAATTAAAACCGTAACAAAAGGCGCATTGAACATAATAAAGAGCATCATGAGCACTGCTTGGAATGCGATTAAAGCATTGACTTCAACAATCTGGAACGCAATCAAGAAGACCCTTTCTGGCCTTTGGAACTCTCTTAAATCCACAGCCAGCACAGTATTTAATGCAATTAAAACCAAAGTTACTGGCGTTTGGGATAAAATAAAAGACAAGACATCTCGAACATGGGAAAGTGTTACTACTTTTATATCTACTAAGGTTGAAGCGATAAAAACCGCTATTACTAATAAGTTTAATGCCGCCAGAGATGCAGTCAGATCTGCATTTGAAGGCATTGTGGATTTTATTAAAGCTCCGATTAATCAGGCAATCAGCATTGTTAATAATGCAGTTGGGATGATTAATAATGCAATTGGTGGAATTGAATCTGCATTTTCCTTTGGACCCTGGACTGTTCCAACACCGTTTGGTTCAAAGACTATTGGATTTCATGCGACATTTCCACGTATCGGAACTATCCCATATCTGGCCAGTGGTGCAGTTATTCCGCCACGAAGCGAATTCCTTGCGGTATTAGGCGATCAGAAAAAAGGCAATAACCTGGAAGCACCGGAGAGCCTGTTGCGTCAGATCGTCCGGGAAGAATCAGGAAAAGGGCAGGGAGATGGAAATACCTATAATGTTACAGTCAATGCATCTGGCAGAAAATTGTTAGATATTATTATCAGTGAAGCCGAAATGAGAAGAAATCGGAATGGAAAAAACCCATTTGAGTTAGCGTAAGGAGAAGAATATGCCGCAGGAACAATTTAAAATAGACAACGTTGTTATAAGAGCACCGGATAGTTACAAACCGGTGTTCGCAACCACTTCTACGGAAGACTCTAAAAGAAGTCAGGATTTGATTATGCACAATACGCCAATGGGAACAATTGGCGGATACGATATGCAATGGGGTGAGCTTACATGGGCTGAAATAGCAACCATACTAAATACTGTACTTAATAAAAGTCAATTCACATTTCACCATAAAGACCCAACTATTCCGGGAAGATGGGTAGACAGAACATTCTACGCATCAAATTTTAATATGGCTGCGCAAACTCTGAAAGACGGGGAAGAAAAGTGGACAGATTTGTCTATCAATGTAAGGAGGATTGAGCCGATTTGATAAATGTATCTACTCAGTTGAAGAAAGAATCTCTTACAAACAGAAATTATTACGTGACAGCAAATGTTACATTGTCAAATGGCGCAACTCTTAAGCTAGGTAAAAAAGACTTTTACCTGTCTGGAAATAGTCTTGTAGATTCAGCGGACTCCGGGGACTTTCCGGTGGGTGTGGCAATCGCAAAAACGGCAAGTTTATCATTGGTAAATGATGACGGGCGCTTTGACGGATATAATTTTAACGCTGCAAGGTTTGTTATCTTTCTCAATGTGCAGTTATCCGACAGGATAGAAACCATAAAGAGAGGTACTTACATTGTATCGAAAAAGCCCGCAACAGCAAGCGAAATAAGTCTTTCTCTCTTAGATAAAATGCATAACGCTGATAAGGCATATGATTCTAATCTGTCTTTTCCTTGTACGGTCAAGGAACTGCTCTCGGAATGCTGTCAGCAATGTGGAATCACTCTTGGAGATGCAGTGTTTCCAAATGCGGATTTTCAGATTCAGAAAGTGCCATCTAATGCGACATACCGTACAATAATCGGAATGTGTGCCGGGATAGCCGGTGGAAATGCAAGAATCGACGAAAATGACTTACTCAGGATTATTACGTTTGATAAGACATTTACCAATACGACTATTTACGATGGTGGAACAGTAAAGAACTGGACAAATGGTGATGATCTGGATGGCGGTACGCTTAATCCATGGACAACAGGGACCGTGATTGATGGTGGTACGTTAAGCAATAACGACTATCACGCGTTATTTTCAATTCAGAATCTACAATATGACGTAGACGATGTTATTGTAACAGGCGTCAAATACGTAGAAGATGAGGCCGAATATATGTCGGGTCAGGACGGCTATGTAATCACTATTGATAATCAGCTATTGTCAGGAAATGCACAGGCAGGAGTCGAAGCTATTGGAAATCAATTAATCGGTTTGCGAATGCGTCCTTTCTCATGCGACGGAATCGCCAACGGATACGCCACTTTCGGCGATCCAGTCGAATTTATTGACACAAAGAATCGTGTTTTTAGATCATTTGTAACTAATGTAGAATTTGTGTTCGGTGGTTCAACAACATGGAGCTGTAGTGCAAAGAGTGCCGAAGAAGATGTAAGTGAGTTTGTTGGTGGTCAGCAAGTGGCGGTAGAACAGTCAAAAAAAGATATAGAGAAGAAACTATCTGCCTATGACGTAAAGCTCAAACAAATGAATGAGCTTGCAGCAAACACGCTGGGCTTCTTCTATACAGAGGAAGTACAAGAAGATGGTTCCGTAATTACGTACCGGCATGATAAGCCTACACTTGCTGATTCTAAAGTAATTTATAAGACAAGTGCTGATGGATTCTTCTTGTCAGTAGACGGCGGTCAGACATGGAAAGCCGGCTTTGATAGTAATGGAGATGCCGTTCTGAATATTCTCTATGCCATCGGTATTCAATCAGAATGGATTAACACAAGAGGATTCACAGCGAAAGATAATAACGGGAATACGACATTAAGAATAGATGCCGACACAGGTGCTGTCACATTAAGGGTCGAAAACTTTACGCTGAAAAGCAGAACTATTGAACAGATCGCCAAAGACGTTGTGGATGGGTCAGTTCGTAATGTGACTATCCCGAACTATTATGGCACGTATACGCCAACATTGCAGAATTATCCGGCATCTGAGTGGAAAAGTGAAGAATATGAAAAGCATGACGGCTCGATTTTCATGAACTTTTCTACAAGCCAGGTATATATGTTTTCTGGGACTGATGGCACTTGGCGGGAACTGGATGCTGAAAAAATTGTCAATTTTGAAAGAGTTTTTAACGCTCTGACAGACAATGGCAAACAAGAGGGAATTTATATGCAGAACGGGCATCTGTATGTAAATGCTTCTTATATTAAGTCCGGCCAGATTTCAGCTGATTTAATTAATCTGAAAAACATTAATGTTACAAACAGTTCTGGAACATCAACATTTGCGATTGATAACTACGGAAATGTTACGCTCAGGCCTAATACATTTGTGTTAACAAACGGCGATACAATATATAGCATTGCTGAAAATAAAGCTTCGACAGCATTATCGAATGCGAATCGCTATACAGACAATGCACTTAGCAACCTCGACATAGGAAAAATGTCCAAGCAAGAGATTATTAATGTGCTAAGCGATAACAGCAGCAATAAAGGTCTGTATCTATCAAATGGCAATGTGTACATGAATGCCGATTATATTAACACAGGTGAATTAGCAGGATGGAAAGTTGGAATTAAAAAGCTTTCAGCAAGTGGCGCATATGGAGAAGTAATGCTAGACGCTTCAACTGGAGAGATCTATTCAGAGACGAATACAGGAGCATATGTGCCGGGGTACGGGACGTTGTATGGAACGCGAATTAGAGGAATCAATCTTTATACAGGAACCGTACACGCAAGCTCAGTCTCGGTTGGTACCAGTGTTTCGGCGGACAGTATTTCGGCATCAAAAAAAGTTAAAGCAGGAACGCACGTAGAAGCCAGTGGTCATTTCTACAGTGTAGGTACGGGGACAGACCTTGCAGATGCTTCTATCAGAGGAAATCTGAAAGTAAGCGGGGCAAAATCAAGATCAGTTTCGACGGTAGACTATGATGAACAGCTCTTTTACTGCTATGAAATGCCAACCCCATTCTTTGGAGATATCGGTGAATCTGTAATATCGGATGACGGGACTTGCATGATTGACATAGATGATATCTTTCAGGAATCTGCAAATGTCGGCATTAAATATTATGTGTTCTTGCAGAGAGAAGGAGAGGGCGACTGCTGGATAGCTGAGAAAGAGCAGAATTATTTTGTTGTAAAAGGAACTCCGGGACTTAAATTTTCGTTCGAAATCAAAGCAAGACAAGCTGAATATGAACATATGCGATTTACTGACCCGGGAGATACGGCTTATACAGACGCAAGAGATATAGAAATCCCGGAACCAAATTATGAGTCAGAAGAAACAGAGGTCTCGGAACCAGATTATGAATCAGAGCTTATTAACGACAGATTAAGTATTATCAATCAGATGGAGGTAATATCATGAAGAAGATTTTAACAAGTTTTATGAATCTTAGCACTGGAGAAGGAAGTCGCATTGCTTACACTTATTCGGAAGTAGACGAAAGCACAGGAAGTATCATCAGTCAGAACAATAAAGGTAATTTCCTTGTGATGAATGACAATGTACAGAAAAATCTTGATTCCGTAAAGGATTACATAAAAAATAATTTCCTTTCATAAGGAGGTAAGTCTAATATGGCCGATACATATACAATACAATTCCGGCGCGGTATGTACGCCGATTTTGATACATCGAAAATTCGTCCTGGAGAGCCCGTTGCGATTCTTGGCAATGACCCTTCTGTTCCATCTGGCAAAGCCTTATACATTGCATTTGCGGCTAATGATGTAAGACGATTGTGTTCCATTGAGGATATTTCAGAGATGGTCAATGCCGGAGAATTTGTTGGCCCGCAGGGTCCAAAAGGCGAAAAAGGAGATAAAGGAGAGAAAGGCGCAGAGGGTCCTGCTGGCCCGCAGGGTCCAAGGGGTGAAAAAGGAGATAAAGGTGATCCGGGAGAAAAGGGTGCGGATGGCACCGTAGCATTTGAATCGCTGACACCCGAGCAGAAAGAATCACTAAGGGGTATCTCTATCACAGCGGTCAGTATCGACACAGATGGAAATTTGACAATAACATTTTCAGATGGTGATAGTGAAAATGTTGGTAATATTATAGGGCCTCAAGGTCCGCAGGGACCACAAGGTGAAAAAGGAGATGTTGGTCCACAAGGTCCACAAGGCCCACAAGGAGAAAAGGGTGAACAAGGAAATGATGGAACATCTCTTAATATCCTTGGTACAAAAGAATCTGAGGCAGACCTCCCTTTAAGCGCAGAGAAGAACGACGCGTATTTAATAAATGGAGAAATGTGGGTTTTTAACGGCACAAATTGGAACAATGCTGGCAGGATTCAAGGGCCGCAAGGTCCGCAGGGACCAGTTGGTCCGCAAGGGCCAAAGGGCGACCCGGGACCGCAGGGCATAAAAGGAGACCCCGGAGAAAAAGGAGAGCAGGGAATACAGGGTCTAAAAGGCGATACTGGGCTGCAAGGTCCACAGGGACCAGTTGGTCCAAAAGGCGAGCAAGGCGATGCTGGCGTGCGAGGAATCACCTTTACTCCTGTTGTAGACAGCAGAGGAAATATAAGTTGGAGTAATGACGGGGGACTTGAAAACCCCCAGACAGTAAATATTACCGGACCGCAAGGCGATACGGGCGCAAAAGGAGATACTGGGCCGCGAGGAGAAAAGGGAGAGGCTGGGGATGCCGGGCCTAAAGGAGACAAGGGCACTACATTCGTCCCAAGTGTGGACACCGATGGAAATATAAGCTGGAGCAACACAGATGGAATCACCAATCCCGAAACAGTCAACATAAAAGGGCCAAAAGGAGACAGGGGAAGTGATGCGACTGTCCCGATTGCTACAACTGAAACTCTTGGCAAGGTTAAGCCCGACGGTAAGACAACATTCATAGACGAAGACGGAACACTCCACGCAAAAGGCGGAGGCGTGACCGTTACCCCTAAACCCGTAAACAACCCAACAATTGAAAATGCAAACACATCTGTCACAATTAAATGGCAAGACCCTGAAAACACGGTAATCAGTGGCTCAACATTTTCTACATGGGCTGGCACAAAACTTGTAATGAAAGAAACGGGCTATCCTGCAAATCCAGATGACGGAACGCTTGTGGTTGATAATACGGTTCGAGATAAATACAAAACCACAGGCTATACAGTCACAGGGTTAACAAGCGACAAACAATATTACTTCGTGCTGTTCCCATACAACACTGATGGCGTATACAACTACGATACAGGAAACAGACTTCTCGGTGAACCAGGGGAATTGAAGATTGTCACATTCGCTGACGGAACGGATGCTGAAATAGCAAGGATGATTAAAGCGCACTACGCAGGCAAAATCAACATTGGAGACTATTGGGCGGTTGGTGACAAGAGGGTAATTCATCATAACGCCATGCCTGCAACTGGCGTAAGTGAGTCACACAAGGCAAATGATTACGCTTATGTAATTATCGGAATTGAACATGATGATTTAGTGACTGCTGTCAATGGCAAGACCAAAGCTGCGATTACAATTCAGACGGAACGCCTGCTGTATTTAGACACTACGACAGAATATAACAATTCTCTCGATGCATCTCATGAATGTGGTTATATGAATAGCTCAGATATGAATAGCGGCGGTTGGGAAGGTTGTGAAAGACGTACATGGTGTAATAATGTGTACAAGAAATGTTTACCTGCTTATGTCCAAAGCATGATGAAACAGGTTAAAAAGCTGACATCTGTGGGAGGTCAGAGTAGTACAATCAAGACTTCAAACGATTATGCGTTCTTACTATCTGAAATCGAAATTTTTGGTAACTTTCCATATTCTTTTGGAGGTGAAGGAACACAGTATCAATACTTTAAGAATGCGATCGCAAACAGGTATAAAAGCCCACGAACTAGCAATTCTTATGCGTCTGGGATTTGGTGGGAGCGTTCGCCTCGCCACAGTGCCAATGAGTCCTTCTGTGTTGTGAGTGCGACAGGGAGTACGAACATCGCCGATGCCAGTCAAGAAAGGAGCCTCGCCCCTTGCTTATGTTTCTAAAATCCTAGTAAATTAATGAATTATTTATAGCTGAATGGCTAAGAACAGGAGGTGCATATGGATAAAAAGGAAATTGCAAATATTTATAAAGCAATTAATAGAGTTTCAAACAGACTGAATGAAATGTCTGAAAAACTTGACTTGGTGATGCAAATGCTTAATGCGGAATCTAATCGTAAAATTCTAATTAATGGTGATGGTATTGACGGTCTGGCTGAACTTGTATCAACGCATGATTCGGCACTTGATGAACTGGCTACTTTAGTTGCAGGCATTGGAGGTGGAAACAATGGTTAAATTTTTCGAAGAACGAGTAATCAATGGGCTGAAAAAATGGACAGATGTTCCTGAGCTGTGGAATGCAAAGGTGATTGAAAAGTTGAAAAAAGATGACTATGTGCTGAATGAGGATGGGACGGTAGAAAGAGCAGGTTCACTACAGTAAACGTTATGCACGCAGGAAAAATTTGAGAGGATTTTTGTATGACAAATAATCAAAAAGTAGTTCTCAGGAAAATTATTTATGCGGTCGAAACTGGCGAACAGGTTTACGGACAGCAGGATTATTCGGACTTCACGGAAGCCTACACCAATTCTTCTGAAGAACACGCAATCACAATCGGGGCGGGACAGTGGTACGGAATCGAAGCTAAAACACTTCTGGAACGAATTTACGATGCCGACCCGGAACAGTGGAAGAAGATAGACAAGGTCAGACTTTTGGAACAGGTCCAGACCGCAAACTGGGAATGTTTTAATATTTCCAGGGTATCACAGCTCGCAGACACTATAGTTGCTCTTATCTCGTCCGATTTAGGCGTTAAATGCCAAGATAGCCTTATGGATGAACAGTTATCCACCTATGCAGACGAAGCCCTTAAGCAGGGCGTTACAGACGCCAGAGCGCAAGCTATGTGCGTGAACTTTAGACACCAAGGCGGACAGGGAGCAGTAACGAGGATTTTAGCAAAGACTCAGAAGCCATATACGCTTGATAATCTCTATGCAGCCTGCCAGACGGACACAGGGAATCAGGTGGGAGCATATAAGGACAGACAGAGATTTGTTTATAATGCGTTGAAAACATATTTCCCGGAAAGTGAGGAGACAGACATGAAAGCAATTGATAAATTAATCCAGATCGCAAAGAATGAAACCGGATATCTTGAAAAGGCAAGCAATAGTCAGCTTGATAGTAAGACAGCAAATGTCGGAGAAAATAATTATACGAAATACTGGCGAGATATTAAACCGGATTATCAAAGGCAGCCATGGTGCGCTGCATTCGTGAGTTGGTGCTTCATGAAAGCATTCGGCTTAGACACAGCGAAGAAACTTTTGAAGCACTGGCCATACGTTTACTGTCCGACAATGGCGGATTTGTTTACCCTGAACAGCAATCCGAAGATTGGAGATATTGTTATTTTTTATCGAAATGGCACATTTACACATACCGGAATCGTAACAAAGGTATCAGGAGATCGATTCTGGACAGTCGAAGGAAACACTTCTGGTGGCTCTACAATTATCGCAAATGGTGGTGGCGTATGTCAGAAAAGTTACTACAACAGCAACCTTCCCGGAACAAAATTCTGTACTCCAAATTACAGTTTAGTTAAAAATACAACGTCAGTTTCAGACTCAGATACAACCAAAAAGCAGAACACCAGAGCCTATATTGCACAGATCAAAAAGGACACAAAATGCTATACAAAATCAAACAAAAACAGCCCGTCAAAGCTGTTTCCAAAACTGAAAAAAGGTGCAGTTGTAGAGGTGATGAAGTACACAGAAACTGACAGTTCAGGGCTGAAATGGTATTTTATCCGCATCCCGCATCCGGCAGAAGGGTTTGTTTTTGAATTTGTTCCAAAAGGAGCATTCACCAGAATCACAGAAATTTCTAAATGATTTTCCCGGGGAATTACCCCGGGAGTTTTATCTTTAAACATATTTTGTATCATTTCGGAAGTTTTAGACTGTTATCGTTAGTCACACGTTAGTCACAAATAAAAATATTGTTTCCTAATATAATAGTGCCAAAAACACTGTATTTATGGGCATTTGCGCAATTTTCTAAATTCTATTTGTTGGTCACAATTAATAAAATTAGAATAATGAAAATGAAATGAGGGAAATCCTTGCAAAATCGCTGAAAACGT